CTAACAATATTTCAGATTTAATATCGCCAATAGAGGGATATGAAAATATAGAATTTTATTTATTGGGTACCAGAATTGTTAGTGTTTCCCTCACTAGGGAAGGATACAAAAGAAAAAGAATCATTGCAGGATTGCCAAACTTTTCAAATTCATCCCCCCAAAGTCGTCCCCAAACAATCAATTTTCTTGTTAATTTAGGTGCTATTTCGGCATCTATCAGAGAAAACTCAAATCTACCTTATGATGAGTTTGTAAAAAATTTCTTTAACCCAACTCCGCTAAAAAAAGAAACTAAAAATAATTTATTTAATTATTCTTCCGGTATTTCCCAACCCAATACGTTCGCCAAGCTGGAGGATGTCGGAAAAAGATCTTTGGATTTTGTGGCTACGGAAATCAAACGCGGCTACGCAAACTTTTCTTGTATGACGGAAGAGGAAAAGGAGGAGTTTGATAAAAAGGCATATGCAGCCGAAGAAAAAGAGAAAAAGCTTCAATTTTCCAAACAATTGCAGATATCCATTGAAGACAGATTTTTTAACGACGTTCCGGATATTTTTGAAAAAATTTCCAAAGAAAACGGCAAAGAAGCCCTCAACGCTCTTGGGAAAGATTTGCTTAACCGCCTGGGGGTATGTGGTCTTGGAGATCTCGTTGCTCTCGCATCAAGCACGTTACTTTCTTTTATGAATCCTTCTGAATATATGGACGAGCTTGTAAAGTGTGCTATTTCCAAATTGGATCCCGAAACCTCTCGCCGCCTCTATAATAAAATTGAACAAGCCCAAGCCTTGGGAAATATTGAAAAGGGAACAGGCTTTATTCAAAATTATCGCAGTTTGGTAGGCGACACTATTTTTCCTTGGGAATCAACGGTTCCACGCGGCCAAAAGATGACTCTAGTCGACGAAGATCTTTTGGATCTAATCAATGTTGAGGACTATTCTTTGAGACTAATAGCTTTCGGAGATGCTTTGGTTGTGAGCTTTAATACATCTCAATTATTAGATCTGCTGACTGATATTCCAGGAGGAGAATGGATCCGCTTCTTTATTGAAATTACGGACTCCATTCTTAAAAGATGCAAGGTGGGAAATGGTAACGGTATTTTAACCAATGTAAAATTGAAAAACTTGAATGCAAACTGGTGTGAAGATAAAGATTCCCAAGCCAAAATGCCTAAATTGAAAAAAGTTCGTTCTTTAAAGAAGCCAAATATAGCTGAAGAAATTGCAGAAAATGCCAAAGAAATTATAATTAATTTAGCCGTAAAATTAATCACTTCCGCCTTCAAAGAGTTGATGAGGGGGGTATCTGCTGCCCTAGCAGCCGACGCTAATTACTTCAAACAAGGCAATGTAATACCGGACTTTTTTCAAGATGACGATTATTTTTATAATATTGTGAGAGATTCTTCCCAAAAAGCATCTATTACTGATGAGCAAATAAATCAGTCTGTTCTAGAAACTCTTCAGGACATGAAAATCATTGAGCTTGATGAAATTTCCAGTGAATCCGTGGGCGCTTTTTTACAAAACACTTCTATTGTGGTGGGCGAAAAACAAAAATTACAACTTTTAAAAGGGGAATCTTCTGCAGCCACAAAGCGAGATATATTAGAGGCAAATTCGGAAACGAGTTTGGGAAAAGTTTTTTCTAAAAATCCTTCTTCGATTGATGATGTTTTTGAACAACTGGGACAAGACATAAATCTCCAGCAAAAAGAAGACAAACTGTCAAAAAATTTAGAAGATGTGAACGTAACTTCTCTTTTTTGTTATGAAGATAGCGACCCTTTTGTAGAGGCTTTACGCCAAAATAAAGGAATATCAGCCGAAGAAGCCAAAAAATTAAAAGAAGAAAATATCGAGAGAGAAAAAGAAAAACTTTGTAACTACATGGATATGATTTCCAATCCCGTCGCTCCCATCTTTGGCAATGCGTTTAAGAAAATTTTAAGCAAAGAAGGCCCCATTTATGGAACCCTTTCTGCCGAACAATTTAAAATCCTTTCCAATTCCATGATATCGGAATATTCTCTTTTGTCAGTACCGCTGTTTGCAGACCTATATGATCCATCCGAAGGTTTTTTAGATTTGATGTTACATGGGTCTAAGGGATATGGCCTAAACAAGAGGGAAATTAAGTTAGATGACGTCAATGGCGATGCTATTATTTCTGTGCGCAAAGGGTTAGAAATTAGCACAAAATTCAATTATGAACCTATCGCAAATAATGACACGTATAGTTTTGAGGTGTCGGGATTCAACAAACTTACACTAAACCAGCAGAATAATGGGGACACAAACATCACAATTGGTTCTAAAAAGGTTTTAGAGTATGAACCGGATGATGAATTAATAAATCGTTCTGCTTCCACCATAGAATACGGCGCCCCTGTTAAAATTTATTCCAGCAGCGCCAGTGCGATGTATAAAATTTTACGTGAGTCACTCAATATTGACAAAAAAGGTTTCAATAAAGCATCCAAGGCATCAGAAATCCTGGAGGAAAATTTTCCCTTTTTGGTGGAGAGATACTATGGAAAAGTAAAAAGGGAAATTTCTGCGTCACGCGCCTTTAGTTATTTAGAGTGGCAATCTCTTTATCCTCTTTTTACAATGCCAACTCTTACTAAACTTTTGAATCCCAAAAAAGTTGTACAAGATAACTCCTTATTTTATCAAAAACTAGAAAATGACCCCAGGAATCTAGAAAAGAAAAAGAAGCTTATATATGTGTCTCCTTTTGATAAAGTTTTGACGAAAGAGGACACAGTTAGGATCTCAATCCTATCCGAAATGATGGTAAGGACTTATGCCGTCGAAGCAATTATGAAGGCTTTCGGCTCATTTAGGGCGTTTGCAACCTCTTTTTATGATAAAGAAGAAATTTTGCCCCGCTATGTCGAATCAATGATAAAAGAAGACCTGGGAGAAAATTATAATAAATTTGTAGATTTAGCACTGCAGGTGTTTTTGACAAAAATAGACCTGGATATTGTAGAAATAGAATCTTCAGAAGTTTCACAATCTTTAGCTTTATTGCAGGCAAATTTGAATACTTTTAGAAGCCAAGAAAAAAACAATATTGATGATTTTTTAAACGATAATCGGATTTACATCGAAGATGTCATGTCAGCGTTTGTCCGTCCGATTATTTTAAAAACGATCAGAGATTTCAATGCTGTTTTTGTAGCCGACAATTTTGCTCTCGACCAGTTTACTGTTGGTCCGATGCTCAAAGACGGCGCAATAAATGTAATCAAGGATGTAACCAAAGCAAACCCCACCGCAGAGCAGTCTCAACCATTTGTCAAAGAAGAGTCAGAGTATAAACAAACCAAGCTCGTACTAGAAAAATATATCAGAATTGAAGACCGAGATGTAATTCCTTCTTTGTTGCCTTCTGGTGTTTCAAAAACACGCCCCGACCATTTGCGCGGCGTCGTTAATTTAGAATCGTGGAAGCAGTTTTTAAAAACTTACAAATTTGATTTAAAACCTTATTCTATTGCCGGCATTTGGAAATCGTGGAAATTCGGTTTAAGAATATCATATTTGATGCCAGAGTATATAACAACCGGAGATGTAACAGAATTGCAAAGACAACAAGAAAAAGCTTATAATATCAAAATAGACTCGGTTACGAAGTCTTTCACCTTAATTCCTTTGGCTACGGCAGAAAAAGATATACCACTGGATCAATTATTAACACCGGAACTTGTAGACCAATTTGATATGTCGTGTCTTCTTTATGACCTTATAAGAACTGAAGAATATCAAAATTTATTTGGAGAAGCGATAGACATTGAAACTTTAATTTCATTAATAACTATTTATAATGTACAAAATTTCGCAACTGCTCTAGGGAGTGGCTCAAGCGGTGCATCAGATTTGAATAAATGGCAACAAAATAAAGAAACATTTCAGAATTTGAAAGATAATATTTTGGAGCTTTTGGAGGATTTTTAATGGCAAAAGGATTTTCACCATTCCTTCCGTTGACTGTAGACAACACAGACGGACCCTATAGACTTAACAAGACTATTCCCGAAGTTGCCAAACAAAATTTAATGATGGTTCTGTTGACAAATCCAGGAGAAAAAATGATGGACCCCACGTTTGGAGTGGGAATCAGTCGTTTTTTGTTTGAAAGTAATATTTCATCTGGGGCATCATTGAGTTCCGAAATTGTAGGCAAAATAAATCAACAAGTCAATGAACATTTGCCTTATATAACACTTCAAACTGTGGAACTTCTCCCTTATCCCAATTCAGAAAACACTTTGTTGTTAAATTTATCTTATACAATTCCAGGTCAAGATGAAAAACAATTTTTAAATTTAATTTTAAATAATATTTAGTATATTAGGAACCCAATATAATGGCCAAAAAAATCAAACCAATAAATTACACGAGCCGAGATTTTGATTCAATCAAACAAGAATTAGTAGATTATGCTAAACGATATTATCCGGACTCTTTTCAGGACTTTAACGAAGCTTCTTTTGGTTCTTTAATGCTTGATACAGTATCATATGTGGGCGATATCTTGTCATTTTATGTAGATTACCAAGCAAATGAAAGCTTTCTCAATAGTGCCACCGAGAAAGAAAATATTATTAGACTTTCACGCCAATTGGGGTACAAATATAGGGAAATTTTCGCCTCCACGGGCGAGGTAGCCTTTTTTGTTTTGGTGCCCAATCAAGCAGCTCATCCCGGCCCTGACCACAACTATTATCCCACGCTTCTTGAAGGAACAACCTTGACGGCAGATGGTGGATCTTCATTTATTTTGGCCGAAGATGTTCACTTTGACAGCCCAAGTTCTGAAATAGTCGTGGGGCGAGTCGACGAAACAACAGGTGAGCCGACATATTACGCCGTTAAAGCCACCGGAAAAGTGGTTTCTGGAAAAATTGTTCAAGAAACGATCACTATTGGTGATTATGAGCGGTTCCGTAAAATTAGGTTGCAAAATAACAATATATTAGAAATTATATCGGTTACCGATGCAGATGGTAATGAATATTACGAAGTTGACAATCTTTCACAAAATGTAATTTATCAAAATATTGCCAGAAGTGAGGCTGTAAACACCGATTATGCAGAAACCTTAAGGCCCCTTATAGTACCCAGAAGGTTTGTATTTGATTATGATGGGTCGAATTATTTCATGCAATTTGGATATGGGTCCGAAGATGAAATTTTAGAAAACCCAGTCGCAGATCCCTCGGAAGTAGTCTTGAAACAAACAGGCCGCAATTATACTACAGACATCACATTTGATCCTTACAATCTTCTTAAGACGGATAAATTAGGAGTATCCCCTTCCAATACCGTCTTGACAATTAAAATGAGAATCAACCCCAGTTCAAATGTAAACGCTCCGGTTGGAACGCTTCGGCAAATTGATGATTTGCGGGTGGAATTCGCAGACAAGACGTTGCTAGACAGTACCAAACTCTTGTTCGTGATGAATTCCATTCAAGCCTTTAATGAATCTCCTATAACAGGAGATTCAACACCGGTTAGTCCTGAAGAGATTCGCCAACGCGCCATGTCAAATTTTTCTACTCAAAATAGGGCAGTTACAGCAAAAGATTATGAGCAAATTTGCTATGGTATGCCGGCAAAATTTGGATCAATTAAAAGATGTAAAATATTGGTTGACGAATCGTCTTTTAAAAGAAATTTAAATTTATATGTTTTGGTCGAAGGAAATCAACAAAAACTTGCTGTCGCGAATTCTAGTATTAAACAAAATTTAAGAACTTGGCTTTCCAATTATAAGATGATTAATGACACTGTAGACATAATGGACGGTAAAATAATCAATATTGGTATAAAATTTAATGTTATTGCGGATACCAACTCCAACAAACAAGAAGTGTATGATGCTTGTGTATCACGCATCAAATCAAAAATAATGAACCCATGGCAAATGGGAGAAAGGCTTTATATTACAGATATTTATTCAGAATTAAATAAAGTGCGGGGAGTCGTTGACACTTCCAATGTCACCATAACAAACAAGAGCGGCGACTTATATTCAGATGTAGAATTTTCAATCTCTTCTAATATGTCTCCCGATGGGAGATACATTGTGTGCCCCTTAAACGCTTGTTTTGAAATAAAATTCCCGAACAATGATATAACTGGAGTTGTTAAATAATGGCTATTAAAAAATATATCGCAAACAAAGATAACACTATTACAAATGCTTTTAAAATAGATTTACAAACAAGGGCCACTGGCGCAAATATGGGTTTATCTGATATTTTAGAGACCTTTTCTATTTATGGCCAAGCCTCAAGCGGCTCCACCGAACTAGAAAGAATCCTCATTGAATTCCCCATATCCAACATAATAAGTGACCGCTCTGCGGGAGACATCCCCGACGTCGGAAAAGTTAATTTTTTCTTAAATATGTATAACGCTCCCAACAATCAGACGACTCCACGCGAACTTAAGTTAGTTGTGTCGCCCGTATCTCAAGCTTGGCAAGAAGGAACTGGCTTGGATATGGACGAATATGATGACACCCTCGGAAAATCACCAGGTTCTGACTGGGTAGTAGCACGTTCCGGCGCCGCAGGGCAGGTGAATTGGTCGCGCCAAGGGGGGGATTATTTGGCCACCCCCACCTATGAACAAATTTTTCCAAATGGTGACGAAGATTTACGCATTGACATCACTTCATTGGTGGAAGAATGGGTTGCCGGTACCAAAGATAATTATGGAATAGGGGTACATTTAACGGCAAGCCAAGAAGCCTTCTTTTCAAATTCTGCCGGCGTCGATGTAGGAAGTCAATTATTTAATCCCGAAGGGGCGCAACAAACTTTTTATACTAAAAAGTTTTTTGGTAGAGGAAGTGAATTTTTCTTTAAGAGGCCAAGTATCGAAGCAGTATGGGATTCTTCACTCAAGGATGATCGGGGCAATTTTTATGCCAGCAGCTCTTTGTTGACTGCCGAAGAAAACAATAATACCCTTTATTTATATAATTCGTTTCGAGGAGTTTTAAGAAATATTCCTGATATTGGGACTGGTCCCATCAAAGTTCGTCTATACACATCCTCTTCAGCCGGAACACTTATTTCCACACACGATGGGGGATATGTTTCTCGTGGAATTTATTCTGCCTCGATAGCGCTCGCAACAAAAGACTATGATACTGTCTATGATCGTTGGTTTGATCCCACGTTTAATGTCTGTTATCACACGGGCGCAATTGAAGTGAAAACTCACAATGCTTCCACATACAGTCACTATCCAAATTATGTAACTTCTCTGACAAATTTAAAGCCAATTTATTACACCCACGAAACAGCGCGATTTAAATTTTATGTCAGACATAAAGACTGGAGCCCTACAATTTATACTGTAGCCACCACTGAAACCGATACATTGACTATCGAAAGCGCTTCTTATCAGATTCATAGAGTAATTGACGATTTCGTAGCTATCCCTTTTGATACGGGAAGCTACAATGGGACCCAGATGTCGTTTGATGTTAGCGGTAACTACTTTGACGTCAAAATGGATTTATTTGAACCGGGTTATTCGTATGGAATTAAGATTGCCTATTATGATGATGCGGTTAAGAGTTACATTGAGCAACCTTATGAATGGAAATTTAGGGTAGAAAAAGTATGAGCATTAGAGATTTATTTCTAGACAGTTATAGAGTTTTATCACAATCCCCGTCTGAACTTAGGAAAGATGGAGAATCTCTTTCAAACATTGGCGAAACCTACAAAAATAGAGAAAGGTTTGTCCCCAAAGTAGATTTTTCAGAGCCAGAAAATTTTGTAAAATATGGGTCTGCTGAAAAATATTATGAAGACTCGATCTCACGCATATATGGAGAATATCCTTATGATGGATCTTCATATGAAAAACAACAATTTTTAAATGATTCCACTTATATGGATTTGTGGATGCTTGAAAATAAATATCCGCGCACATGGGGCCATATTATACACGGATTAGGTGGATTTTCAGGAGTAAGTTATAAAGACGACGGCGGCTTAAAATACTGGACTTCGGGCACCCCCGTTGAATATATTAATTTTAAAGGTGGTCCTCACACGGCATCCGGAGGAATGGTTGAAAAACCCCTAGCGGACACCTTTGGAGAATCCAACGTCTACGATGAGAACGTGTATGCCAGCGTAGGATATTCCGGCGCCGGAACTCAAGAAAATAATTTAAAATCTAACCCCGATAAAGGGGTGACGGTAGAATTTTGGTTAAAAAAGCCCAACTGGGGCGCCCCCAAATCATCAGGACCAGGACCATATTATACCCTAGAAACACTTTTTGATTTAAGTGGATCAAACGACGGACGTTTTAATGTATCTATAGCCAAATCCGACTCCGGCGCTGCATATTTAGATTGTGTTTTCCGCGCTGACGGAGTTGAAAACGAATTTTTTGAAGACATTACTTCATACTTCACAAGCGGCTCATGGAACCATTTTGCAATCACATACGCGAATTCAGCTTCATCGGGAGTTTGGGATTTATATTTAAACGGCGCGCCCATCATAAGAGATGTAAACCCCAACCAGCCCGGAGAAATTTCGGGATCACTACAGGCGAACATTGGAGCCCTAGTGGCTAAATATCCTTCTTCTAATACTACTTTGGGAGATGGTAAATTATCCGGATCATTAGACGAATTTAGATTTTGGAAAGTTTCCCGAACGGCTGAAGAAATTGGAAAAAATTGGTATACTCAAGTCTATGGAGGCACCAACACGGACATTGCTAATACCACACTCGGAGTTTATTATAAATTTAACGAAGGAATTACGACCGACACAGACTTGGATTCCACGATATTAGACTATTCAGGAAGAATTACCAACGGCACCTGGACAGGTTACTCCACTGGCGCACGTTCTACAACTTCGGCCATGATAGAGGCTTCTGCTTCTACAACGGAATTTAAAGATCCCATTATTTATTCGGAACACCCTGCAGTGCAAAATTTAATTGCCGAAATGAAGTTGACGGGTTCCACTTATGATTACACTAATGGAACTAGCTTGTACGCCTCGTTTCCGACGTGGATAATCGAAGCCGATGAAAAAGAATCTTCCAACTTGCACAATCTGACTCAAATTATGTCTAGCTATCTAGACACCTTGCATCTTCAAATTGAGGAGTTGCCTAAACTTAAAAATATTGATTTTCATAGTGGAAGCTATTCCAAAGAATATCCTTTTATGGCGGAATTACTTGAGGGCGCCGGATTTGTAGCACCGGAAATTTTTGCCAATGCCACAGTTCTAAATCAGATCTTTAAAAAATCAGATACCGAAAATTACGAAAAAAATCTTACCGAAGTTAAAAATTTAATTTATCGCAACATCTATAACAATCTTCTCTATATTTTTAAGTCCAAAGGAACCACAAAAGCTATTCGCAATCTGGTGCGATGTTACGGCGTAGATGATTCGCTAGTTAAATTACATCTCTATTCTAATAATTTAACCCACGAATTAGAAGATACCTACGATTTCACGACACAAAAAAGACGATATTCCGACTTTTATAAGAGTGATTCTTTCGGCGCTACCATATATCAACAAACGGCGAGCGCTATTAGTGATAGTATATCATATATTTCAGCCTCCTCTGCGACAGAAGAGCAATTTACTTCGATGACTCTTGAGTCCGATATCTATCTTCCTAAAAAATACAATGTATCGGCGCGGAATTATTATCCCACACCTTTCAACACATCTTCTGTTATGGGCTTCCATTCGGCAGATCCTACCACTCCGGCAGATTTAACATGGGCAACTACAGATTATGATTTGAGTGTTTACATTTTGCGCCCCACACAAAATGACAATCAGTCCTCCGCCTATTTTATGTTAACTAGTTCTTATTTGGGCGTTGAACTTAAGACAGATCTGTACAAGAATGCCTACGATAACAAAAAATGGACACTTGCAGCCCGCGTCAAACCCACCAAATCTTTTGCCGATACGGTTTCCGGTTCGGCGGACACCACATATGAAGTCGAATTCTACGGAGTTCAAAATAATTTGGACATCACACAGGAGGAGTTTTCCCTCTCTCAAACAATAAGTTCGGACAAGTTGTTAACAATTCCCAAAAGAATATACGGCGGATCTCACCGAACCAATTTCACCGGCTCAATCATTCATCAAACCGATATTCGTTTAGGTGCAGTCCGTTACTGGATGAGCTATTTGGATGACACCACCCTAAAGGCTCATGCTTTAGATCCTTTTAATTATGGGGCGCTAGACCCATACGAGGGAGTCTACCCTTTCGCCACTTCAGCCGCCACTACACAAATTCCCCAAATTGAAACTCTGGCACTTAATTGGAGCTGGGATGCAATTTCCACTTCATCCGCAGACGGCACATATCTTATGTATGACCAATCGTCCGGATCTGTCTCCTCTTTGAACACTTATTCCTGGTTGAGCGCCGTTACAGAAAAACAACATACCGGATTGGGAGAGTTTTATCCATCTTCAACCAAAATTGTCAATGCGGAATTCATTCCTATTGCGCGAAAGAACCATCCCGAAGACTTAAATTCATATAACTCTATTCAAATTAAAAATACAGCGGATCAAGAGGCGTTTACACGCACAACGCGACCTGCAAATTATTATTATATGATTGAAAAAAGCATGTATGACGCCTTGAGTGAGGAAATGTTGCGTTATTTTGCTACTATTAGCAGCTTTAACGACCTCATTGGAGAACCTGTCAATCGATATCGTACAGAATATAAAAAATTAAATAAATTACGTGCCCTTTTCTTCCAAAACGTTGAAAACGAACCCCAAATCGAAAAATATATTGAGTATTATAAGTGGATTGATGAATCGCTTTCCGTAATGTTATCTCAATTAATTCCTGCAAGCGCAAATTTCACAGAGGGGATCAAAACGATGATTGAAAGCCACGTTTTGGAGAGAAATAAGTACAGAAACAAATTCCCTAGCATTACAAACGTTGATACAGCTCCAATTGCCACTTTCGGCGCACTTACCTCGGTTGGATGGAGATTAAACACTCCCACATTGCCTGAATCACCGCCACCCACCAACAAACACTGTTATTGGTGGAAAAATCGCGCTGATAGAACAAATTATCGCATCACATCGGGTGACCCGGCTGTAGATGCATCTCGAAATGCGGTTTTATCCGCCAGTATCCAAACTTTGACCAGATCCCCGCTCCAATTTTCCATGACCAAAGATGATATATATGGGTCCGGCCAAACATCGAACAACAATCAAATTCCTAATTATGTAAGAGGAACAATCGCTTTTGGAAAATCAACTGGACTAATATTTGAAGAATCCAAAGTTCAATCATTTTTGGACTGTGAAGACGAAATTAATCTATTAGAAAAGAAAAAATGGGCTTACGGCGCTCAAAATGAAGCCTTGAACAATAGTTATGCCCAAACAGAAGGCGATTTGGTGGCCCCATTTACTGCAATAAGTTCTTCAGTAACAACAGGATATAATAAACAAATAAATACAGATTTTAAGCCCGGTTTTGGTATAGAAAATTTACATACCGATTCTTACATTCAGAACGAAATCCCTCTTCAGTCGCCGTTCACGCAACAATTTGTGGGTGGTAAGCAATCACGCCACGTACCTTTTAACAGAGGCACTGACACCCCTCTCACGCGTCCTGAAGCTTGGTCCCTGGGCTTTCAAACAACACCGACAGCCTTAAAATTCACCTATCAACCGGTAAATCACCCACGAGCAGTTTATTATCGCGATTTAATTGCCAAGCGCCCCGTTAATATTGCCAATATAAAGAATGATGCATCCTTAAATCGTATCGGAAATTATAGCAAAGATTATGAAATTGTACAAACCAACGGACGCTATACTAATAATATGGCTCTTGTTAAATCTGGGGGCTTTGATTTAACAGAAATCCCGTCTGTTTATGTGGCTGGGATGAGTGATTACGCAAAACCACAACGTGGAAGACACGAATTCGTCTTTGTCAATCGCTTTTCTTCCCCTGGGTCACCCGATACAGCCGGGGATTCCAATGGTGGCCCAGGATTAGACCCCGCTTCGGCTGAATTTTCGCCTTATAACAATTTAAATTATCGAAATAGCAGTGTCCGGTGGATTAACAATTTATTATTAGCTAGTCACGTAAACCAATTTGGCTTCTATTCTGATGATTTTGGTTGGGGCGCAGGACCTTCCGAGGTCAACCCTTTAAATTATGCCGGTACGGGAAGTATTTATCAGGTCAACAGAAACCCCATCCAACAATTGAAATACTCTGGCGCTTCGACAGTCACGGGAACCGTGTACGACAACTATTGGGTTCAACATCCAATTCCTCGTACAGATAAACAATACGCATGGATAACAGCCTCATACATTTCATATGACACATATGGTTATCTTCCCTATGCAGGAGATGTTTCATCTTCGTCCGGGGAAATATCTTTAGTTACTTTTTCTTCAGCTAGTGATTTTGTGTCCAAAACAACCCCGGCAATAACTAATTCGTTCGGAGTTGACAAAACTTTAACTTCCGATGTTTTACTACCCACTGTTTATAATGGATTAAATTACAATGTATATGAACCCATTGAATTTGAAACTGGTTTTTCTGGTTTCGAACAGCAGGGATCTCATTTTCCTTTGATTACTTCATATTTAAATACTGCTTTGGTTCCATCCATAATAGGAAATGGTGAGGCTGCATTGCTCAATGCCATTCTTCTTAAGAGAAATGGGCCTTATCAACATCCAACATGGAAGCAGATTCGCACTGCGGATACCCCTGTTGTCCAAGAGTGGAAAAACACAAACATTACAGCTTATAATATTTTTCCCGGTGAGTCATTCACCGACAATAACGGCTTAACCAAAACCCGCAAAGCAGGACCATTGAAGGTTTTAAGAGATCCCCCTGTTGTTTCTAAATACAAGCCTTTGCGGATAGGCTTAAAAACCACAGTTGAAGATGATACAGCTTCTCCTCCTTATGTTTCAGTAGAGACAATAAAATTAAGAAACACTTACGGCAATAATATGGGCCAATTTGCGAACAAAGAGGTCACCCAAGATATTTGTCAAAAAGAACTTAGCGATGACAACTCAACATATCGCGCGATTCTCCAAATGTATACTAATGGAGCTTTAAATCAAGAAACTAGCCCGATTGAAGGTTTAGATTTTCTCTCTTACTCCGAGCAGGTATATCCTGCAGCTATAAATTGTTACTCGCGCATAAATCGCGAAAGAGTAGAATATAAAAACACCTTCTGGAAAGACTCTCGTTTGGCGCGAACCACTTTAGGAGAGTCCAAAAACAACGGAAGAAATTCACAAGACATCCCGCGCTCCCAAAGCTCTTGGGCACTCGACGCTTCTCAAGAATTTGGAGATCCTTCTGGTTCTATTGCTTATTCCGGATTGGGTTCTTTCTTGGCTTGGAATTACACTACGGGATCTTCGGGCGAACTTCAAAATGATTATACTTTTTATTGGCGCTACTCCAACACGCTCGATCTTTTTGGGACCACAGGCTCTCTTAAACCTTCTCCAATTATTTCGCGAAAGCAAGAAGTAGTTTCAATGTTTTCAGTAGTTGGTCCAAGCGGAATGCAATCCATTGTAAACGACTGTACCAGCAGCACTTATCTTTCGGCATACGAAGAACCATCGACAAACTGGCCCATTGGCCATGTCTTGGACCGAGGCGGCAATGCCAAATTTGAAGCCGACAAGTTTGCTGGGAAAATAATCGATGGAACTTTTGTATCTTCGGCTGTCACGCCATTTTATGACAAATACGAACAATATAATTTGAATATGCGGTTAAAGAACAAAGACATGTCTGTAATTCCAGAATTTCGCATAAGTCAACACATAAATAAATATTTAAATGATTCTAACGGGTTTACTTCTGAAAACACAGCTTCTTTCGAAATCGTTGGTGTCACTCCTGCGAGTACCCAAACTGTTTCTTATGTTGATACTAATTCACAAACGAATACATATACCATTAAGACAGCCAACGCCGCACCACAAAACAGCTCCGAAGATGATTTTTATAATATCTATTCTTTCTCTGATTTTATGAATTATGTGGACGTTCTAGAGGAAGATCACAAAGAATTCGACATTTCTCAAACGCTTACTTTATCTTGCAAAGCTTTGATGAAATTTATTCCTTATGATGGCTTTTATCCGGCAGAGCGCACACTGGATATCGCTAACGCATTTTCGCGCTCCTATGGGGATTATATTGAATGCACCAGTTCTACCACAAATACAAGCGACAGCGTCCGGGTTCGCCCCATTTATGAATCCATGTTCTCGCCGGGTATTTTGTTTAATACTATAAAGTCGGGCGTAGCAGTTGATTATCCGATTTTTACGGGATCCTATGATTTAGTGTCGTTTGTCAGTGGAGCCAGTGCCCCATACTCGGATCTTACCTTTATAAAACCAATGCTCGGAACCGGATCTTCAGGAAATAGTGGATTCGATTATCGGGTTAACTTTGAGACCCTTCTAAATCCGGAACAAATAAATGGAATTCCATTTGTAGATATGAATCCGTCTGATTTGATTGGTCTAGATATAACCTCCTCTTTGAACGGCGCCCCAGGCAGCAATAACGAATATAAATTAATGATAAATAATTTTCTCGGAGAAGTTCCAGAGTTTTTCTTGGGTGATCTCACCACGGCGAAGTCGCAAATGGAAGATACTTTTACCGTATCACCTTCAACTTCGTATGCGATGCGCGTAAAAATGTATCGCAGTATGAATATGGAAAGAATTTCCCCTTTGAGGTACCCTATACCTCAAGATGATCCCCTTCAGGCTGGGTTGCACGAAACCATTACAATGTATAGCCGACCCTCCTCTTTTGGCCCTCCAGTCGCGGGAACCGACCGGCTGGTTCAAGATTACCGCAATTGTGACTCCAACGGCGGCTTTAATCCCTCTTTCACCCCACCTTATTATAATGGTGAATGTTGGGCAGACATTTTATATTCCAGCGGTAATCATTCTGGTTCCGTTACTTTAGATGAAATTTTTGCCTCTGCTTCGGTATATTATCATCGCATTTGGCCTAATACCAATGGGTGGACAAACACATCCCCATCTGATTCGCGGGATTATCCGATGAACAAATCCCATGCTAACAAATTCGCAATGCAGTTGTCGGCTTCAGTTAATTTGTTCCGTAAAGAAGAAAAGCGCTGGGTTATTCAAACTAAATTTGAGACCCCTATTCTTAATTTTGGAGACACTACTAAACGACCATTAAATTTTGAGAATATAACATTGCCATCAACTGGATCAGGCGATGTTCTTGCACAAATTGCGGGATATGGCGGCCAAACGAGTACACCCATTGGCATGTGGCATCAATTTGGGTTAATACCCGAAGAAAATCAAGGAATTTATTTAAAAATTGAAGATTGGGATGTAGAAACCCTGAAATATGCCGAGGCAGTTCCCTATACATCAGTAACTTCGGTCGAATCTTTGACAGATTTAGTTGGTTTTGATAAAACTGCTCGCAAATTAGGCACTTTGCGTGACACTAAAACAGTTTATGAGGCCATCGTAGCCATGCCGTTCATTGAAGGTGAAAATAAGAATAAAACGTTTTTCAAAATAGCAAAGCGATCAGCAAATGGCAAAAACATCAAGGAGAAGATGAATAAATACGTTTTCCCCCCTCAATTTGATTGGGTACGCAACAAAAAGGCCAAAGCACTTGCCATGTATGTGTTTGAGTTTAATCATACCTTCGACAGAGACGATTTGTCACATATCTGGCAAAACGTGTCTCCTGAATTTGGCACACGTTTTCAAGAATCTGTTGTTTCCCTGTCTCACCCTCTCGTAAAGGGTGAAATGCTGTCGAGTTTAAGTGGTGAAATAAAATGGATGTTGTTCAAAGTCAAACAAAGGGCCGAAACGAGTTATTATAGTAACATCGCCGGCGCGCCTAAAACAACCGCTCCGTTATTTAGCTATAATTGGCCCTATGATTACTTCTCCATGGTAGAATTCGCTAAAATGGACGCTACCGTGGAATTTGGAAAAGAATTTTCGTCAGATAGCGCCAAAAAGCGACCCCAAGCGACGACGTTGGTAAGAAAAAGCCTCCAGCAAGACCTGGTAGACACTAGTGTGCGCACAGCTTCGGAAATTATGGATATCAATAGTGGGGCTGAAAAATCTGTAAGGGCCTCTAATGACATTCGAAAGCGGGAAGCGGATCTTAAAGCATTTGACCATCAAGACACTGACACGAGCGCATTTGATCATCAAGACCGTGACACGAGTGCCTTTGATCACCAAGATAAGGAATAAATAAATGAGTTTCATGAACAAAAAAGAAGAAGTGTTGGACATTAAATTGACTCAATATGGAAAAAAACTCCTTTCGGAAGGAAAATTAAGGCCCGCTTATTATGCTTTTTATGATGACAACATTCTTTATGATTCTCAATACGGTGGTTTTACAGAGCTTCAAAACGACGCCCAGGATCGCATCATAGATACCGCGCAGTTAAAAACACAACACAAATTTACTTCAAAATTTACCGAATTAGGTTCAATAATTATAACCAATCCGGATGGCACCAAAGAAAAGATCCCCGTTTCCCAAGTCTCTCAAAATCTAGCACTTCAAAGTCCCCTGGGAACTTCGGACTTGGAAAGCAGAAAATTTCCAGCTTTGAAGATGAAAACTTTTGGGGGAGAAATAACAAATGTCGATCTAGCTTATACTTCTTCTTTAGGGAAAAATATTCCACAAGTTGATTATAAAGTTAAGGCGGCGGTATCTATTCGGCAAGTTTCTGACGCTCAAGAATATGCAAACCCTTTTGGAGACTTTTCTTCCGCTCCTGCCGCAGACGGGTCTTATTTATCAATATTGATGCCCGAAATTGTAGTTATGTTGGAAGAGACAGGTGTAGATTTTGATAATGAGAATTTTGACATAGAAGTTTTTTCCAGTGCGTCTTCTGGTGAACTAACACCTTTGAATTTTTCCAATAAAGAAGAAGATACTCCAATTATTAACGGGATTTTACAAGATGTAGATTCCACTAGCACGAATTTTATTATACCACAATCTACCGATGTGGAATATTATTTCGATACGATTGTGGATGATAATATCCCCACCAGTACCTTGGCAAAGGCGAATGCCACTTTTAAATCCAGCGGCTTTTATAACGATTCTGCGCAGGGATACAACAAAGGAAACACTATTTTAGAAATTTCAGATATTTATTCTTCGAACGTAACTTCGGATCACATAGAGGAGTGTGACTAATGGCTATTTTTACGGAACAGGTTTTACAGACAGGTATTGCTCCCGCACTTTTAAAAAGAAAAAACTCCACCCAAGTGGCGTTAAGAGAAATAGTGTTAGCTAATTCGGAATCTAATTTTTCTTTTACTCCTAAAGCCCTAATATCTATCCCACTAAAAAATGGTGCTCCAACCTTGCGTCTAAATCGCAAGCGCACGACAGCTATTAATGTTGTGGCGTGTTATGATGAAGAAGTTTCTCGGTTATTGGCTGGTGCCACGGATAATTTTCCTTTGTTTGCAGAGCTGTTAGAGCAAAATCAAAAAGTTTTAGACACAGCGGTGCATGCATGCCAAGCAAAAAATATTATACGCAGCTCCAATTCTCAAGTTGTGATATATCAACATGATTTTCCATCATTTATACGCTCCCTTAATGCACAGTCTAATCCTCAATATTTGACACTTTTTTGTTATCTAACAAGAACCAAAATTCAAAACAACAGCTATGTTTTGTGTAGTGATATCGTGAGCCAGACAATCATAAATGGCCGTGAGCTAAACGATGCTCCCAATATTGTAGATCTCCGAACCCAGAACTATAATGATTATTTAAATTTTGATTTATTTCGTGATGTTACTCCCACTCAAGAAGCATATTTTTCTGACCAATATAACAGCTATGATGAGAATAATTTTTTAAAGTTTTTATTTATGTGGGACAAAATACAATTTTTGAGAGAAAAATCTAATTTCGGTGCCATTTTGGATAATACATCAATCACTACAGCGCGCCAAAAAATGATCGATGATTCTCTTATAGTGGACATGAAAATAATAAGAAAGCGGGTAAAAAAATCTTTTGACGGCTATGCACTGTTTTCAAAAAATAGTCCTCCTGACGTCATTGTGACATCGCACGAAACTAGTGATGACGGGTTCTTAAAAGCCCAAGCTCTATCT